TCAGCTTCCGCGCGAGATGTGGAAGCCGAACACCCCGAGGAGGCTGGTGCCGATCGAGCCCAGCATCCAGGCGATCACCTTCCACGTGCGTGTCTCGATCCCGGTCACTCGCTTCTCGAGCCCATCGAAGCGGCGTTCGACAGCCTCGTGCTGGGCCTCGACCTCGGCGCGCGGAACGTAGGTCGCGAGCATCGAGACAAGCTGGGCATGGCGCGCATCGGCGGTGTCCTGCATCGCCTTCTGGCGCTCGACCATGCGCGCGAGGTCGACATGGATCCGCAGCGGCAGCGGCAGCTCGTCGCCGAGATCAGGAGCGTTCGACATGGCAGGACCTCAGGTCAGAGAGCATGCCGCTGCGGGATTGCCGCGACGCCGATCGCAGCGGATCCGGCAACGGAGGCGGGTCGGCCGGCCCTAGCGCGCGGCTGGGACGATCTGTCGGAGCGCGGGCTCGAGCACCTTCGCCGCGGTGCTGTCCGGCTCGAGGTCGAGCGACCGGAAGATGCGCGCCCCGAGCTCGTCCGGGCCGCCGGCGAGGCGGACGATCCAGCCCGGCGTCGAATCCAGTGCGCGCTGGAGCGCCTTGGCCACCACCGCCGAGCCGACCGGGATGGTCAGCACCTGCCCCTTGGCCGCGCCCTCGACCGCGTTAAGCCCGTAGTCGACCGCGGTACGCACGGCGATCTCGATGCGGCCCGCGAGCAGGCCCGACAGCCAGACCGGACCGATCCGCGCGAGCAGCAGCGAGGCGAGGCCGGACAGGACGGTCACGGCGAACGAGGCGACGGTCGGCGCAGCAGCGGCGACCATCGCCTCGGCCGACAGAACCACGGCGGCGCCGGCGATCGCTTCGGCGGCATGGGCAGGAGCGAACAGGGCGGTGAGTGCGACGCAGGCGAGCGCCAGCACCGCGAACATGAGCGCGTGCATATTCTGATCCTCGTTTTGGGGATTGGGCGCGCGGCAAGCCCGGCCGGCGCGGGTCGAACGCCCGGAGGATCCGGGCGAAAGGGTCAGGCGCCGCCGGCAGTGCCCATTGTCTCTGTGATGGCAGCGGACGCAGTCCGAGCACGCAGCAGGCTGCCGAGGCGACCGGCAAGGCCAGCCCACCAGTTCGTTGCCTTGGGCACCATCACCGGCTCAATCACAGGGGTGGCCTGGGCCCGGTCGAGCACGGCCACCACCGGAGCGGCGACGGCGATCGGGCTTGCATCGCTGCGCCGGGCCCGCGGCAGGGCCTGTTGGTAAGGCGTGCGGAACTGGTCGGCTTCCGCCTGCCGGCGCGGGAGCAGCACGGCCGGGCGGTCCCACATCAGGATCGCCTCGGCCGCGCCCGCGCGATCACCGGCGCGCAGGCGCCGCAGCACGGTCGAGCGCAGAAAGGCGGCCGGGCCGATGTTGAAGCAGAGCGAGACCAGCGCGTCAAAGGCATGCTGCGGCAGGTCCGTCGGCACGGCCTGGCGCACCGTCTTGACGAAGCTCTGCACGTCGCGGGCGAACAGCGCATCGCACTCGGCTGCGCTGATGCGAAGGCCGGCGCGCGGCACTGGCAGTCCTGCGGCGGCAGTGTGACCGACGCCGATCGTCCAGATGCCAACGCTGTCTTGGTAGGCGGCGAGCCGCCGTCCCTCGCGCGCGATGAGGACGGCCGCGCCGATTGGGCTGAGATCCATGGGGGTGTCTCCGGTGGTGGGCAGAGGGGGTGTGTGAGGACGGCAGGCACGGCGCAGCAGGCCGCGGGGCCGTGCGGTGACGCGGACCGGATCGACGGTGAGTGCTTGAGGTTCAGAACTCGATCAGCTTGGTCGAGCTAGGGGCGGCTTTCGACCCAACCGCGTCGCGCAGACTGCGTACGGGCCTCCCAAAAGCAGCCATTCGATCAGCTACATCCAGGCATGGCGCTTTAGCTGCCAGTCCGGACGCAATCACCGGCACCCTTCCTTGAGCCGCGGCAGGCTTTTCGCGCCCTTGCGGATCCCGAAGTGGAACCCAACCCAGCCACCAATCTTGGCGTTGCAATACCGCGACTGGCTCTTGGGCCTACCTGTCGGGAAGGAAGCGAGACGGCCTTGAGAGTCATCCACGACGACCCCCCGATGCCGGAGGAGATCGCCAGCGGGTTCTACCCGACCTTCGAGGACGGGTGGCGCAAAGCAGAACTCGCGGGGCGTCTCGCTATGCTCGGCTTCGTCCTCATCTGTGCGTTCGGCTTGCTGGGGCACGGGCCGTTTAGCGAGCGCGAACTCGCGAACTCGGACGGCTCGATCAGCATCAAATATGAGCCGGTCGTGCGTTTCGGCGCACCCACCATCATCAAATTCGACACCAGGGTCCCCCCCGGCGGCGACAAGGTCGCGGTAACAATCGCCAAGGACCTCGTCGACCAATTCGGCCTTGAGAGCATCACGCCTCAGCCGGAGACTTGGCAAGTCGCAGGAGGCGGCGTCCGTCTCGTGTTCCCGGTCCAGGCCGGCGAAAGCCACGCCCTGATCCGCTTCACCGGCTCGCCGGCCTTTCGAGGCGGGGTGAACCTCACTGCCCGGCTCGATGCCGGCGAGACGCTATCCTGGTCTCAGTACGCGGTGCCTTGACCATGAACACCGTCCTCAAGGCCGCCGCTGCCTATCTCATTGTCCTGTTTGTCATCCGGTTAATCGGGCGGCGCACCGCCAGCCAGCAGGCGCCCATCGACATGGTGGTGCTGTTTCTATTCGGCGGCCTGAGCGTCAGCGCCATCCTGGGTGACGATCACTCCTTCACAGGTGCAATGAGCGCCCTGTTCACCGTCGGGCTGATGCACGTCTCGGTGTCCTGGCTGAAGCTGCGCTTCGTCTGGTTCGAGCGGATCGTCGACGGCACCCCTATTGTCGTCTACCGCGACGGGGACTGGGACGAGAGCAACATGCGGCGCCTACGCATGCAGCAAGCCGACGTGCGAACGGCAGCGCGCCAGCAGGGCCTAGACGACTTAGCGAAAGTCGCTGTCGCCATCGTTGAGCGGGACGGCAAGGTGTCCATCGCCGAGAAGAATTGACTATCCCGAAGCTGGTCTAAGCAAGGATAAGTTGCAAAAATTTAGATGTATCCGCCCTAACGGTGGCACGGTCATTCTCAACGCACCAAGCATTATCAGCAGTAGAAGGATCGCACCTCCAGTGGCAGCGTACCAGCGAGGCAATGAAGCGGCACATGTCTAAGATGGAACGCAAGATGACTCACCCCCGGGGTCTCAATGCGGAGCGTCTCAACACTTTCGTTCAAACTTTGGCCATCCTTGGCGCCGGAGCTTGGGGCGTTTATACCTTCATCTACGAGGCGCGCATTAAGCCAAGCTTGGAGCCACCCGCCGTCTCAGTCACGACGCACTTAGAGAAGGCCGGCGAGCGCGACAACCGCATCGCAATCCGTTCTACGGTTACGCGCAAAAATGTGGGCCAAACCGGCGTGCGTATTCTTGGGCTAGCCTACAACGTGATCGGCGTCCGCACGAAGTTCAACAATAACCCGACGGAGATCGTTGCAGGCGAGCGCAGCCATGTAGATCGTGTCACGGCGGCGCGTGATTACACATCTGACGAACCGGGAACGGTGATCCTCCATCAGGGAACACTGTTCGCAGGGGCAGGGAGCGCTGATGCGGAGCCCTCAGATCTCAACCCAGGCGAGGCTGTCTCGCGGGACCTGATCGTTTATGCGGATCGGGCACGATACGATTTTGTCCGGTTCGAGGTCGAACTTGCCTATATCAAAGACGACCTTGCGCCCATCAAGCTACGTTTTGAAGTCAACACAGAAGGCGCATTAACTATTAGGCCAAATGTTAACTGCCGTATCGAGGCAGCTCACTGCGAACGGCTGAAGACGACCAACTTTGGAACGGAATTCTCGCTCTGGTGATACGCACGAAGGCCTAAATATGAATTCCACATCAATGTAGCCAATATGATAAGGCTTTTGGCTGGGCCAGAAACGGTCATGCCGAATATGCCGGATGTGCAATGCCATTCGAACGCGGACTGATGGAATTCCAGCTTAAACAACCATCAAGGTAATTTACTTGATTCGGGCTTGACTATAGGCTGCAGTAAGTCAGAGCGACCGTTCGAAGTAACGCTCAATTTCGCCGGTCGTGGTGATCTCACCGGCCTCGATCGCGTCCTTGATCGCGGCGAAGCGGCCGAACAGCCCGTTGACGTAGGCCTGAACGCTCAGGCTCATCTCGGTCACGTCCGCCCCGGTCAGCTCGAGCGCGCCGCCGTCGAGGAACTGCCAGCGCGTCGACCAGCCCGGCGTCAGCCCGGCGGCCATCACCGCGCTCATCATCAAGATCTTGGATCGGTCGTCGGTGGCGACGCGATGCCCGCGGAAGGGTGCGCCGGCGGTCTCCAGTTCCCAGCGCCGGTGGGCCGCGTAGGCGAGCAGCTCCCGCCGCTCGTCCTCGGCCGTCCAGATCCGGATCGTGAACCAGTGATCGAGGGTGCCCGGCGCCCGCACCCGCACATGGGTCTCGCCCGACGGCAGCGGCGTGCCGGCGGCGGGCTCGGTCACCCCACCCGGCGGCAGCGGGATCGCCGGTACGCGCATCGCCACCGCCGAGTCGATGTCGGCCGGGCGGCTCTCCTCCGGCAGCGCGATGCGCGCGGCGAGCGCGCCGGTGTCGTCGACCCAGAGTTCATCCATCGGGCCGGGCAGCGTCGCGACCTCGACGAACGATACGCCGGCCTCGCGCAGCACCGCGCGTAGGGCGGCCGGATCGATGCCGCTCTCGGTGCCGGTCAGGTTGCGGAACATGGGGTCAAACCGGACGAAGGTGCTCATGCGACCTCCAGGACGAACACCGAGAAGGTCCCGGTGAAGCCGGCGACGCTCAGCGTGAGAGCGTTGTTGCCGACGGTCCACTCGAGCCGGTAGTCGATCACCGGGCCACGCCCGTAGATCGTTCGACGCAGAGCGCAGGGCGCGATGTACTCGCCGGCGTTGAACAGCGTGGCGTTGTTCTGGATCACCGGCTGAGTCAGCTTGAGGCCGCCGAACGTCATCGGCGGGCGGGTGAAGCTTCGGCCGAAGTCGATGAAGTAGGTCTTGCCGTTCGCGACGCCCGGCGCGGCGACCTCCTGCTGGAAGAACAGCCCCTGGCCATCCTCGTAGCTGCCGGAGAACAGTACGTTCGGGTCGAGCGGGTCGGCGATCCGTCCGCCACCGCCCGACTGGACGCGGAAGAAGTCCGCGCCGCGCATGTCGAAGTACATCAGGAGGCGAGCCTCTTGCGGAACAGAATATAGCTCATCCCGGCATAGCTGCCGGAGCCACTCCACCGGCCATTCGAGCCGTAAAACTCGACCCGGGCGTGGTCGCTGGCGAAGGTGACCCGCATCGTCGGCGGATAGGCGCTGATCTGGCGCGAGGCGTCGACGTTGCCGGTGCCGATCGGGCTGACCCAGATGTCCGGCACGCTCGCCTGGGCCGGGAAACCGATGATGAACACCCAGGTGCTCAAACCCATCGTGGCCGGGAGGTTGCCGGGAGTCTCGGTGCCGGCCGACATCGGGAGGAAGCCGCGCTGGACGATCTGCGCGTTGCGGGCGCCGAGCGAAATCAGCAGATCCTTCTCGGCCGCTGTGCGGACATCGATGCCCGGTCGGCTCACTCTCAGCGCGTCGGCGCGGATGTCGAAGATCTGCGCCATCAGAACAGCGCGACCATGTAGCGGAGCAGGTATGCCGTGCTCGCCGGTGCCCCGGTCGCCTGGATCAGGAAGTAGGCCGGGTTGCCGTCGAAGAAGCGGTTGAGGAACTCGGTGCCACCGTAGCCGCCGCCGCGGCCGTCGTTCTCGGCACCGTAATAGGCGTTGGCGCGCTCGTTGGCCCCGTCGGTCATCACCCGGTAGGTCAGCATCGGCTCGCCGCCGAGCTGGGCCAGCGTCGAGGCGAGGAAGATCGGCGTGTTCGAGTTGGCGATACCCGCCCTGATGATCCGCATCGGCTTGCGGCCGGCAAAGTCGGTCGAGATCAGGAACTTGTTGCGGTCGGTCCGGTCATCGGTTCGGCAGTCGTAGCCGTCCCGGGCGATCCACAGCCCCATCTGCCCGGAGACGGGATGGCGACCGCCGAGCGCGCGCATTCGCATCGGGGGGCTCCTACTCGAAGATGGCGAAGTACTTGTCGGTGAAGTCGATCACGAACTTGCCGTCGGACGATTGCGCCCGGCCCGCCGTGACCGTGCCCATATTGGCCGAGACCGCCGAGAGCGAGCCGACGCTCAGACGATCGGCCGTGATCGAGCCCGTGCGGATAATTCCACCATCGACGGTCGTGACCGCGCCATTGCCCCAGGGGGAGAGTTCGGTCTGCCCGGCCGAGGCCTGCCCGAAGTAGAGCCCCGTCCAGAAGGTGTAGGGAATGTTCTCGCCCGTGAAGATCGTCCGGAGTGTGATGAGGGCGTAGGCTGCGTTGGCAGGCGTATTGATGAAGAGCCCATTCCTGAACCAATTCACGAGCGGGCCACTGCTCGCGACCCGTTCATTCACGGTGCTGTCAGCTTGCCCGAGCCAAGTGCCATCGCTGGCATACCATGCAACGATCGCGTGGGCGCGGCAGCGGTGGGCGCTGGAATAGGCGCTGAACTCATAGCGCTGACCGCCCTGCACCGGAATCTGTCGAACCTCCGGACCCGCCGTAGAAGGGCGCGACCAGTAGATATCGGCAATCTGCCCCGCGGGCGGTGTGCCGGCGAAGTTGAACTGAAGCGACTTCATCCCCGGCGGCTCCCAAGTGGATCCGCTGCTGTTGATGACGAGGCTAACGGCGATACCCGACTGGCTGACGGCCCATGCGAGGGCCGGCACGTATCCCGCCGGGTAGGCCGAGAAGTCGCTGTTGCCGATCAGGTTCTTGCCGCCGACGCCGACCCTCAAATGACGTGTCTCGATCGACCCGGCGGCCAGATGCCCCGCACCGATCGTGTCGGCCGCGATGTGCGCTCCGGTGATTTGCCCGGCAGCGATGTGGCCGGCGACGATGGAGCCGCCGATAATCTTGTCACCCGTGATCTGGTTTGCCGCGATGTGCCGGGCTTGGATCGCGTTGGCCTGGATGCGATCGGCGTCGATCGACAGGGCGGTCAATCGGCCGCCATCCATGACGATGCCGGCGCCGCGCTGAACCCGCAGCTGGTTGCCGCCCCAGTATTGCGCGATCGGCACCTTGTTCGGGCCGATCGCGTTCTCAATCCCGCCAATCGCCCAGGAGAGATGGCTGGCCCCGTGCTCCCACCAGAAGTTCGCCTCTCGCCCCCCGGTCGAGGCGGTTCCTGCGGGGATGAAGACGGTCGATACGCCGCCCCCGTCATTGGTCCAGGTCAAGTAGCTGTGCGACCAGCGAACCTCGCCGGTGAGCGTGCCGTTGCCGTCGCGCAGGCACTCGAAGTCGAGGCCGGCGATCTGGATGGCCCGGCTGCCGATGGCGAGGCGGCTGGCGTCGATGCTGTCGGCCTTGATCGCGCCGCCGTTGATCTGCGTGCCCGTGGCCCAGGCTGACAGTTTGGTCCCGCCCGAGACGGTGATCGAGCCGGCCGTCAACACGTCGGCGGCGAGCTTGGCGGCCGAGATGCTGCCGTTGGCCGCGATGGTGTCGACATGGATGGCGCCGGCCTGGAGCCGGTCAGTGGTGATCGTGCCGGCGGCGATGCGATCGGCGTGCAGCGAGTTGGTGAAGAGGTTGCCGCCATCGATCAACGTCGCGCTGGGCGGTTGATACGGGCTCGTCTCGGTTGCCCCGTCCCGCGTCGCGGCCATCATGAAGCCGGACACGAACAGATACGGGTGGTCACCGCTGATCTGCCCACCCATGAAGAAGACGTGGCAATAGGTTGCGTCGGCGGGAGCCTTGGCGATCAACTGGATCCGCGGGTGGTCCTGCTCAGTCCAGCCGACCCGCCCTCCCGTGTCGAGCGCGACGAAACGCGTGCCGACATACTGGTGGGAGGCGTTGAGGAAATCGACGTAGATCCGGCCGATGCACCGGTGCGCCTGGACATAGGCCGAGAACTCGTAGGTCGCGCCGCCGACGATCGGGTAATTGTCCTGTCCGCCATCGGCGCTTAGGCGGGTCTGCTGGAAGCCGAACCAGTGATGGGCCGCCTGCGACGCGGACTTGTAGTAGGCAATGCCGACAGCCTTGAGTCCGGCCGGGCACCATGTGGTGTCGATCCAGACGCCACTGTAGGCGGCGGGGTCGCTGTTCCAGCCGATCCACTTGTGCCAGCCGCGGATGCCCTGAGCCATGTCGGGGTTGAACGCCATGTTGGCGCCGTTGATGGCGAGCTTCGAGGCGGTGATCGCCCCGGCTGCGATCTGGTCGGCGCCGACGGCCCCGGCCTGGATCTTGGCCGCTGTCACGCTGTTCGCGGTCAGGTGGTCGGCCGTGAGGGTGTTGGTCTTCACCTCGTAGCCGGTGATGGTGCCGGCCGCGATGTGCTCGGCCGCGATGGTTCGACCCGCGATCTGGTCGGCGGTAACGGCGCCCGCCGCGATCTTATGCGTCGAAATCGCGCCGTCCGTGATCTGCGTCGCTTTGATCTGACCGGCCAGGGCCGCCGCGTTGACGCTGGCGATCTGCGCGGCGGTGAGCCCTCGGATGTCAGCAACGTTGAACGTGTCGGCAGCATACCGCCCTTGGCTCGCATCCCAGCGATAAAGCTTGCCGTCGCTCTGAAGGGTCACGAACTGGCCGGTCTTGGTCGTCGGCAGGCTCGTGACCACGCGCGGTACCTCGAGGCCCGCAGCCATCTTGGTCGCGTCGACGGTGCCGGCAGCGATCTGTGCGCCGTCGAGCGCCGCCGTCTGGGCGGTGCCGGCCCGGAGATAGCCCGTCGCGACGAGGTCGGAGGTGTTGCGCGAGCGCAGCCAGAAGGTCCGTTGGCCCGTGGTCGGCATATCGTCCCAGTAGGCCGACTGGCCGTAGGGCACGCGCCCGACTATCGCCGAGCCCACGGGCGGCGTGGCGGCGCTTGAGGCGTCGTCGAAGCCCCAGACCTCGATGTGATCGAGATCCCGGTCGGCCGGCGGCGTGAAGGTGACGACGATGCGCTGGAACCGGCCCGAGACGCTCGGATTTGTCGGGTTGGCCGGGGCGAGCGTGCTCTTGACCGTGGTCACGGACCCGACCGGGCCGTAATCCGACGGGACGCCCGCCTTCGAGACGGACCTGACCTTGGCGTTCACCGCGCTCGCCGGCCGGAAGCCGCGCATCGTTGCCGCGTTGCTCTCGACCTTGCGGGTCTCCCAATCGCCGGAGCCGATCTGCCACGCGACTTCGTAATGCGAGAGGTTGGCGCTGGTCACCGCCGCCCAGGACGCCCGGACGCTCGCGCTCACTCCGCCGTCGAGGCCGGTCTCGGCGCTCGAGACCAGCGTCGGCTGGCCCGGGCGCGCCGGCGCGCTGGTGTCGAACAGCTCGATCGTGACGGTCTTGGCGACCTCGGCCGAGACGTTGAGCTCGGCCGGGTTCTTCGAGAACGCATCGTAGGCCGCCGCTCGGACATGGTAGGTCCTGCCCGGTGTCGCCTTGAGCGTGAACAGCCCGTCGCGCACCTCGTAGCTCTCGGCCGTGAGCGGATCGATGCCCGCCGTCTCCGACACCCAGACGAGGTAGCCGGTGAAGTCCGGGTCCGTGACCTTGGGCAGGTCGATCAGCAGCGCCTCGGAGGTCGATTGCACGCTCGGCGCAATCATCGCCGGGGGCGGGTTCGACACCAGCAGCGAGGCCGGCGGGCCCTCGCCGTCCTCGGCCGAGAGCGCGCAGATTGAGACGCGGAACTGCCGGCGCGGGCCGCCCTCGTTGGCGTTGACCTCGTAGTCGTAGCTCCACTCGGTCTGGCCGGCCGGCAGCATCTCCCGGTGCAACAGTGCTTGGCTCGAGGCGTCGAACACGGTGACGACGTTGCGGATCGGATAGGGCGGGACGGTCTCGGCCCGGAGGTTGGTCCAGGTCAGGGTGCAGGTGCGGCCGGCGAACGTAGTGCCGCCGCCCTTGACCGTGAGGCCGGTGACGCGGGTGGCCGCCTGACCGGCCCAGCCGACCACGGTATAGGTGCGTTCGCTCGGCAGCGACGCCTTGCCGTTCAGTCCGGTCGTCGCGACGAGGAAGCGCCACTCGCCGGTCTCGGCATCGGCGAAGTCGATCGACGTGCTCGGCGTGCGCGACGTGACCACGGCGCCGGACGGCCGGATCGCGGTCACGGTGTGCGCCACGGCGTTGAACGGCTGGCCCGCCGTCCACGACAGCGTCAGCGCCTGCTTGGCCTGTCCCCGCTCGCTGTACTGGCTCTCGCGCACGGTCAGGTCCCTCGGCGGCGCGACCACCGCCGGGAACGCGGTGATCGTCGAGGGCTCGAACGCCGCCCCGCGATCGATCGCATCGTACTTGCCCGGCTCGTGCTGCAGGGCCGAGACCGCGTAGACGTGCGGCTCCTCCTCGCGGATCGAGACGATCCGGTAGAGCTGCGGCTCGACCGGGCCGGCGATCAGCCAGACCGCCGCCGGATCGGGCACCTGCGTCAGCGCGGCAGTCAGCGCCACCGTGGTGACGGTGCCGGCCTCCGTCTCGATCGCCCGCTCCTCGACCGTACCGTCCGGGAGGGTGACCGAGATCGCGTAGGCCGCCCCGGCGGCGAGCGTGACGGGCCGGTCGAGCACGAGCCGCGTCAGGCTCGAGCCCGCCAGGAGCCGGCCCGACAGGTCGAGATTGGCGATCTGCGGATCCTGGATCGCGACGAGGTCGCCGGGGCGGGCGACCGCATGATCGAGGCCGGCCCGATACGAGACGATCTGGGTCTGGTGCAGCTCGGTGAACAGGAGCCACCGGCCGGCGCGGTGCGCCTGGCCGCGCGAGGTGCAGCCGAGCAGGTCGATCCGGGTCGGGTTGTAGCCGTAGCGGGCGACGCCCTCGGCATCCTCGACCACCTCGATCGCCGGCTTGTAGAGGTTGTCCGGGTCGTTCCAGGCGACGAGCGCGACGGTGTGGCGGGCGCGCCGCCCGGTGCTGGCGTAGGAGAACGTGCCGTCGAGGACGTTGGCCTCGGTGACGAGCAGGATCGGATCGCCCGGGCGGTCCTGGCTCGCCGTCACCGTGCCCGACGACCAGAACACCGTGCCGCGGAAGATCTGGGCGATGAGCTGCAGCAGCTCGAACGCCTCCTGCTGGGTCGCGATCACGCCGTTGAAGGTGTGGCGCGGCTCCAGCCCGCCCCGGCCGTCGGGGACGAGCGCGTCGCAGTAGCGGGCGATCTCGTAGAGCGCCCACTTGTCGATCGCCGCGGTGTCGATGAACGCGCCGAGCCCGAACCGGTCGTCGCGCAGGATCAGGTGCAGCGCCCAGGCCGGGTTGTCGGTGAAGCCCTCCCCGAACGTGCCGTCCCAGATCCCGGTATAGGTCCGCGTCGCCGGGTCGTAGTTCGACGGGATCGGCATGCGCACGCCGTCAACGAGGTAGGTTCGGGCCGGTACGCTGGTGCCGAAGGCGGAGGCCTGCGCGGTCAGGCCGACCACGGCCGAGTGCGGGTAGCTGAACTTCGCGTCGACGATCGAGGTGGTCGAGGCGAACACCAGGTCCGACTGGCTGGTGACCTTCGACTGGCTGGCGTTGAACGCGTCGGTGTCGGGCGAGACCCGCACCACCCGGACCTGCCACGGGGCCGAGGCGCCGGCCGGATTGCGCGGCAGCGGGATCTCGTGCGAGCGGAAGTAGCCCGAGGTGGTCTTGCCGGTTAGCGTCAGGTCGCCGAGCGCGTCGACCCACGGCCCGCCGCTGTAGCGCGCCTCGATCCGGTAGGTCAGCGTGTTGGCCCGGACCGGCCCGTCGGTCTTGGCCAGGAACAGCGACGGGATCTGCACCGTGACCCGGACGCGGTCGACGTCGGTGTCGGTGATCGAGACCACGACCGGGGTCGCCTGGGTGACCCGGATCCCGACCTCGCGCGGCGTCTGCACGTCGGCATAGCCCGGCATGTAGGTCTGGTCGGGGGCACCGACCCGGAACTCGGCCGACAGCCCCTTGAAGTTGCTGCTGCCGTCGGCGTTCTCGACCGGCACGTCGTTGAGGTAGACGCCCTTGAGCCCGCCGCGCACGCCGACGATCTCGCCCTCGCCGAGGAGGTCGATCAGGCGCACGGTGGCGGTCGAGAACAGCGTGTCGGGCGCGGTCGCGGCGCTCGATCCGGCCTTGCCGCTACCGCCGGCGCCGCGCACGCGCGGGCCAGCGCCGTCGGCCCCGGAGAGGCTGGCGTCGTCGAGGGTCATGCGGGATCCGCGCTTGCGCTCAGGTGAAGCCGTTGGAGTCCGAGGTCGTGACCCCGGCCGAGACCGTGATCGGGCTGACCATGCAGGTGCCGATGATCAGCGGCACGCCGCCACCCTGCTCGGACGTGCCGTCGGCGCCGGTGAACATGTAGCTCTTGCGGGTCGGCTCGTTCCGCTTCTTCGGGGCGAGCAGGTTCGAGGCGCCGCTGAGCGCGAGGCTGACGCCGGCGCTCATCAGGAAGGCGCCGCCGGGCACCCAGAACGAGGCGACCGCCATCAGGGTGCCGATGATGATCTTGCCGACCGAGCCGCCCTTGCCGCCCGCGCCCCGCACCACCGGCACGATGTGTAGGTCGCCCTCCGGCAGTCCGAAGCCGATCAGATCGTTGTCGAGCCGCAATCCGCGCCGACGCGACGGCCCGCAGGTGACCCGGAACCGCCCCTGCTCGATCGCCTGGCGGAAGCCCGGCAGCTGGCAACCCAAAGCGCGCACGGCTTCCGCCAGCGAGCGGACCGCGAGGCGAAAGCTCGGGCCGAACTGCTCGGCCATGCCGCCGTAAAGGTGCACCGTCCTAAGCATCGGGCCTCCCGGCATCGGGCATCCAAGTGTCGGGCAGGTCGCGGTGGCGCACGAAGAAGCGCAGCTTCGACCGCCACACGCTCGCGGGCTGGCGCAGCGACAGCTGGTGCATGAGGTGATGCCCGATCAGCCCGTCGCCGAGATAGACGCCACCGTGGTTCATCACCGGCGCGCGGACCGCGCACAGGAATACGTCGCCGGGCAGCGGGCCGTCCGGGCGCTCGACCCGGGCAAAGCCGGCGGCTGCGAAGCCCTCGCGGTAGAGGTCCTGCTGCGGCAGGCCGGGCTCGGGCTCCCACCAATCGAGATCGCGCGGGAAGTCCGGGAGGGTCAGGCCTGCCACGGTGGCGTGCCAGTCGCGGATGAAGCTGTAGCAGTCGTCGACCCCGTGCCGGTACGACCGGCCGTAGAGCGGCGGGCGCGGCACGCCCTCGCCGAACCAGAACGGATCGCTCGCCCCGCGCTCAACGCACAGGGTAATCCCCCATGGGATCGCCATGTCGCGCTGCGTGCGCATGTCCGCCGCCGACGGCGCATCGAGCGGCGGCAGGCTCACGCCGTTCGGCCCGGGGATCGCGGTGTGCGAGTGCAGGAGCCCGGCCGGGCGGCCAGCATCGACCGCCGCCAGATCCGCGTCGGCGATCTCGAAGGTGCGGACCGGGTCCTCGGCAATGTTGGCGCAGGGATGGTAGGTGCCATCGGCCCCAATCAGCCCGCACGCCTCGCGCGGCCAGTCCGCGGCGGCATGCGCCTTGTGAGCCTCGACCGCCGCGCGCCAGCGCGCGGTGCAGCCGTCGTCAAACACGTACGCGCCCGACACCGGGGAAGCCTCCGAACGGCAGGGGTGCGGCGGCGCCGAACCGGGCCTTGCAGCAGCTGGCGATGTGCCGGCTCGGCGTGTCCTTGTCCGGCGTCGTCGGCCGGCCGTCGGCGTCGTAGGCTTCCCCGCCGGTATAGGGGCACTGCACCCCGGTGTAGTCGAAGGTCTCGGTGTCCGGATCCCAACGGCGGTAGCGCCACAGGCAGACGTCGCGGAGGATGAGCCGCCCGGGCAGCATCACGCCCTCCTGGTCCATCGCCGCGGCGAGCGTCCAGGTGATCGACCGCTTGGTATGCGCCGTCTTCCGGTCGAACACGTAGATGTCCTGGGCGTAAGCGGCTTCCGGATCCGGGGTCGGCCCGCCGTCGAGGAACTGGGCGTAGGTGCGGGTGCGGATCAGCCGCGCGCCGATGAGGTCGTCGTGGAGCGCGGCGGCCGAGCTCATCACGCGGGTGACGTTGGTAATCGAGAGGGTCGGCTGCGGGATCGCCCCGTCGGCCGTCATCTCGAAGCCCTCGCAGGTCACGTCGAGCGGGGCGTAGGTGATGCCGCGGAAGCGGATCGGACCGGAACCGCCCTCGGCCGCCGGGGTGAACGCGAACTGGCGGTTCACGCCGATCGCGGCGAGGTCGATGACGTAGAGGGCGACGAGGTCGCCCGGTGTCAGGCTCTGGCCGGCGCGCCGCAGCGCGGCGCTGGGTGGCGGAGCGGCGCCGCGCACCCGCGGGCAGGCGCGCTCGACGCCGCCGACGACGAACACCGTCATGGGTCGAAGTTCTCCTCGAACTTGGCCGTGAGGGTCGACTTGCACCGGTCGGCGTAGTCGGTGGACCATTCCGGGCAGATGAACTGACGCGGCCGCGCCTCGCCCGGGACGAGGAAGGTGAAGGGCAGGTAGCCCCGTCGGCCGAGCAGGAAGACGTCGAGCGCCTCGATCTGGTCTGCCCGCAGCTTCGCTGAGCGGAACGCAAAGTCGCGCGGCAGGGCGTTGATGCCGTCGCCGGTGCGCTGGCTGTAGCGCCCGCCGAAGCCCGCGGTCAGCACCGCCGGCCGGGCGAGCCGGCTCGACCCCGGCGCGACCGGCCCGTAATCGCCCAGCCCGAGCGTGGGAAAGGCCGGGAAGTCCGGCATCAGGCGCCCGGTGACATCGGCATGGCCGGGGACGGGATCGGGGTCGTCACCAGCACGACGGTGTAGAGCTTGGTCAGGTCGAGCACCGCGTCGTCGGAGGCGTCGGTCAGCGCCTGCAGCAGGCCGAGCGCGCTGTAGGGCCGGGCGTAGGTGTAGAGGCTCTGTGGACCGTACTGGCCGATCAGGTCGATCAGCGCGCCGACCTGCTTGGCCTGCACCGTGGCATCGACCGGGGCAGCGCCCTCGACCGACACCGCGACGGGCCCGTTGATGCGGGCGGTCTCGAACAGGTCGACGCCCCGCTCGAACACGGCGATCTGCGCGCCGTAGGGCAGGCTGAGGTTGCGCCCGGCGATGGCGACGGTCGGCTTCACGGTAGTCTTGGACATGGGAGTTCCTCTCGATGGCTTACCCGGACCGGCGCAAGCCGGCCTTCCACAGGGCGCCATTGGTACGCAGCGAGTTCGCCTGCTCCTGGTGGAAGATCGCACGCATGCGGGCTTCAACGGCCCCTGCCGTCATCTCCGCCGCTCTGCGATCGGCCTCGTGATCGCCGGACGAGCCCTGCATCGTGATGCTGATCGGGGCGTGGATCTGCGAGCCGCTGCCGGCGGGGGCGAAGGCAGCGCGGCTCGGCAGGGTGAAAGCCTCGGCCCCGACGATCCCGCCCTCGGCATAGCCGCGCAAGCCGCCGCTGCGGCGCAGGGCTTCGACCACGGCGACGCCGCCGTGGCGGGCGACGTCGTCTTGGGAGAACACCACCTCGCCGCGGTGGACGAGGCCCGCCACGTCGGTGCGGCCCCCGGGCCCGGTCCAGCCGCCGTCGGCAAAGCCTGGCCCGGCCGGCGAAGCGTACAGCGTCATGCCGGTGGCGTTGCCACCACTCCCGCCGCCGAACAGGCTGGCGAGGAAGCCGCCGATACCGCTGGCGCCGCCGCTCCCACTGCTCCCGCCACCGCCGAAGGCGCTGGAGATCACGCTGTCGAGCGCCTTCGACATCAGCCGGTCGGCCGCGCTACCAAATGCATTGGACAGGGCGGATGCGGCATCGCCGCTGCGGCGCAGATCGCTGACGAAGCTGCGCGCCCCGTCGGTGATCATGCTCTTGGCCTCGAAAAGCTCGGCGTTCTCGCGCGCCTGGCCGATGAAGGCCTGCGCCTCGCGCGAACCCGTCTCACCGTAGACCGAGCGGGCCCGGGCGTAGATCGAGGCCTCGGCGTCGGTGCGCCCGAGCTGCTCGCGCTCGAACATCAGGGTCGACCGCCCGCGGTAATCCATGCCCGCCGCCGAGACCTGGCCATAGGCGTCGGCGATCTCGAGGATCGCCTTGCGCTGCGCCGCCATCTCCGGCGTCAGCTTCTCCGACGAGGCGGTGATGAGGTCCTGCGCCGTGACGAAGGCGCGGCCGAGATCGCTGCCCCGCTGGCGCTCCTGGTTGAGCAGGTCCTGGACCCGCTCGAGCCGGGCCGCGCTCGCCGCCGCCATGTCGGTGACGCCGATTTGCGCGCGCATCACCTCGACCTGGTCGCGCGACGCCCGGATGCCGGGATCGTTGCGCGCCACCATGCCGGCCACGGTGCCGATCGTCCCGCCGACGGTCTGGTCGCCGACGGTGCGCGGGTTGGCCTCCGCCACTTTCCGGCCGAGCACGTCGCGGGCACGTGCTCCAGGATCGGCCCGCAGCAGCGCCAGCATCCCGCCCTCACCGAAGTGATGGCCGAGATAGAGGTTCGTCGAGGTGACCGGCAGCCGGGCCCGCTCGAGCGCGCGGGCGTTCTCCTGCGCGTAGGCCTCGATCATCGCCTCGGAGTCGGCGCGGTGGGTGCGCCGCGCCAGGATCTCACCGTCCGACATCGCGGCGGCGCGCTCGGCGAACCGGTCCTTGAACAGCCGCAGCCAGGTACCGTCGATGAACTGACCCGCGCCGGTCGCCGAGGAGCGTGGGTTGCGGGCGGTGTCGCGCCCGCCGCTCTCGGCCCCGACGATCATCGGGACGAAGCTCTCGGGGATGCGGGCGGATCGGATCGCGCTCTGCTCGGTCCGGGCGCGCAGCGCCTCGAGGCCGAGATCGCGCTCGCGGCGCAGGCCGTCGAGCTCGCGCCCCTCCCGCAACGCCTTGTCCCGCTCACGCGCGAGGCGCTGACGCTCGAACAGATCGGTGGTCGCCTGCATCCGCGCATCGTAGGCGGCACCGATCTGCCCGGCGTTGCGGCCCTCGGGATCGAGCCCGGCCTCGCGGGTCTTGCGCGCGTAGGTCTCGCGGATCTCGGCGGCGGCCCGGTCGACCGGGTTCATCGTCGCCGTGCGCAGGCCGAACTCGGCCGCACGGTTGGCGGCGGCGACCGCGGTCGAGCCGAACCGGTCGACGTCCTCAGTCATCGTCCGGGCAAGCCGGGCAATACGCTCGAACGCCGCCGTCGCCTCCTGCAACTGACGCGCATCGAGGCCGAACTTGACCGGGTCGGCGATCGCCTTGCGGACGAGCTCGACCTTGTCCTGCAGCGCCTGCAGCTCGCGCTGCTCCGGCAGGAGCGAGCGGATGACCCCACCAACCTCGACGGAGCGCCGCGCGCGTTGGACCTGCTCGGACACCGCATCGCGCGCGCCGGCCTGCTTTTCCAGCTCGGCGACCTCGCGCTCGTAGGTCGCGATGCGCGGATCGAGGATCGCTTGCCGGTAGTAGTTGTTGGCGCCCTCGGCCTCCTTGCGGGCCTCGGCCAGCGCGTCCCGGGCGGTCTTCAGCCGGGTGTCGAGGTCGCCGCCGGTGACGATGCGATCGAGGCCGCGACCGAGATCATCCCAGCGGTCGCTCAACCATTCCGTGGCCCGTCCCCACCCCGTCGTCGCCTCGGAGAGCCCGCGGGTGCTGTCGCGAACGGCGTCGAGCAGACGGCGCTGGGCGCCGAGCCGGTCGCCCTGCGCCTCCATCCGGCGGATGCTCTCGGCCTGGGCATCGCTGAGCAGGCCGTAGCGCTGGGCGAGGTCAGTCGCGCCGCGCGAGACGTCGGCCAGGGCGGCGGCCAGTTCGGTCGCCCCCTCGGTCCGATCCACGCCGAGGAACCGGGCGAGATCAGGGGTGGCGCTGACGGCCCCACCCAGCAGGCTCGCGTCGATGCGGCCGGTGCCGGCATAGGTCGCCGCGATCTCGCGCGCCGACCGCCGGCTCATCGCGCCGGCCTGGGACTGCCCGTCCGCCACGGCGTTGATCCCGGCGAGCGTCGCCCCCGATGCCCGCCCGACGCCGGTCAGGGCCTTCTCGACCTCGGCCTGGCCGTTGCGATAGGCGATCAGGGCCGTGACGCCGAGGGCGGCGGCGGCGGTGAGACCGCCGATGCCGGCACCGACCAGGCCGATGCGCGCCGCCAGCCCGGCCGCGGCCTCGCTGGCCTGTCCGAGCGCGCCCTTCACGCTGGCCCCGCCCGGGCCTGCGAACATCTGCGCGATCTGCGGCCCCTGCTGCAGCGCGATCAGTCCGAGCGAGGATCCGGAGGCGAGCTGGGCGGCGACGTCGCCGCCCTGGTACATCAGGTTGGTGACTTCGTCGGGGCGCAGGCGTCGGCCGGCCGCCTTCCCAGGGGCCGCATTCTGGTTGGCGGCAGCCGGCACGCTTCCCATTGCGCCGAGGCGTCGGCCGGCATCGATGTTGGCCAGCGTCGCCGCGCCGGCGGTGCCGAGCTCGCGCCACCCCGCCACGGTGGTGCGGACCGTGGCGGTGCGCGCCTCGGCCGCCCGGCGCAGCGCCTCGGTCTCGGCCCGGGCCACCTCCTCGAACACCGAGGCCGACGCCTTCGCGGCACCGACGGGAGTGTCGCGCACGCCGAGGAGCGCGTTGACGTTGGCCTGGGCGCGCTCGCGTGCCTCCGCCTCACGCTGGGCCGCGGCCAGCCGCTGGAAGCGGGCGGTCTGCCGGTCGGTGGCCGCGCCGGCCTGATCGGCCGCCGCTCCGATCCGCTGGAACGCCGTCTGCCCGGCGGTGCCGGCCTCGTCGAGCGTGCGCCGCAGCTCGGCCCCGCCCTCGATCCCGAGGCGGATGGCGATGCTATTGACCGTCATCGGCAGCCTCGCGGTACGCGTTGACGATGACCGGCTCGATGCCCGGCAGCAGGTCGGCGAGCAGCGCCGTGTCGGCGCCCATGGCCGCCCCCATCGCCAGGATCGCCCCGAAATCCAGGGCGTAGGGCCCGCCGAACGCGGCGCGGACCTGACCGCCGCAGCGCCGGATCACCGCCCAGGCGACGATGCCCTCGTCGGTCCGCGGCGCGTGCAGCCGGTAGGGACAGGCGGCACAGGTTACGCCGCAGGCGGCGCAGTAGGCGGCGCCGCCGCCGAAGTGCCAGCCGGCGAGCTCACCGATGCGTTTTTTTCCGCACTCCGGCGCAGGGCGGGCGTGACGTAGAGCCCGTCGAGCGCGTCGTAGACCGGCCAGACATCGAGGAGCCTATCGATGGTCTCGGGCGAGACCGCGACCGGGTTGCCGTCGGCATCACCGACGCCCTCCCATCGCCGGATCCCGCGTCGGCACAGCGCGCGCACCAGGGCGACGCTGGCCCGGGCATTCACCTCACGCGGGTCGGCGTCCTCAGCCTCGGCTCCGTCGCCCGGGGCGAGGACCTCGGCGACGGCCTCGCGGGCGATCAGCATCGCGGCGACCGAAATCGGCTCGACCTCGACGCGCACGCCGGGCACGAGGTCGAGCCAGAACGGCCCGGAGTAACGGTCGAGCTTGAGCATCGCGGCTCCTGATGGTGAGGGGGGAGAGCGGATGAAGGGATGGGATACAGGCTTGCACGCCGCAGCCAATGGAGCGCGCTTGAGTGTCAGCGGCGCCTAGCCGGTCTACCAGCCGTGCGAACCGAACAACTTTGCTCAGCGCATGGTTTGTGTATATACAAAAACCATGGTGTTCACCTACGACGAACCGAAGCGGCAGGCGAACATCGCCAAGCACGGCTTCGATTTTGCCGAGTTCGAGGATGCCTTCAGCTTCGATCGCTTCCTGAGCCTGCCGACCCAGCCGAGCCGCATCACGGGTCGTGAGAGGTTCAAGCTGCTCGGATCCTGGCGCGAGGAAACCGTCGTTATAGTGATCGTTTCCCCACTCGGGACGGAAGCTATCGATATCGTCAGCATCCGCCGAGCCAATCCGAAGGAAAGGGCTGCCTATGACCGATCCTAAGGCTGCATCCGATTATGTGCCGAACCCGAACTTCACCCAATCGGATTGGGATGAGGTTTCCGATAACCCGGAGCTGAGCGACGACGAGCTTGCTCGAATGCGTTCCGGTGGCGAGGGGCTACCCCCGGAACTGTCGGTCGCTTTTAAGAGCCGCGGTGGTCGACCGCGCCTGGATGCGAAGCGCGTCCCCGTTTCGTTGCGGATCGATCCCGATGTGTTGGCTGCGTTTAAGGCGACTGGAGCAGGTTGGCAGACACGGATGAACGAGGCGCTGGCGGAGGCTGCGAAGAAGCTGGTTGCCGCATAG